GAGTCCCGAACGGTTCAATTTCACGCCCATGCTATCGCCACGCCGTAGTCATAACTTTTAGTAATTAGGGCCACGCAGATATCGAAAGGTGCGGGACCAATGCCCCCGGACCCTGGCCCCTCCCGGAAGGACCCAAACGTTGTAAAAACGCAACATGTTGCGCATTAACAACGAAAATGCCCCGGGGTGGCGTACGTACTCACCACGATGGTGCATTTCCGTTGTGCGCACACAACACGATGCACCATCATTGCGCGTCACGATCCTTCCGCACCACGTCCTGCAGCGCCTTCACCTGGATTGCGCACTGGTCGGCACGGTCGGCGAGTCGAACAAGAAAGTCCGCATCTGCTTGCCGAAGTCCGCCGGGACTTGCTGCATCAGCGCTGCTGGTGCGGGTGCCAGCTTGGGCGGTGCTGGGCACGCCACCACTGCCTGCGTTGCAGGTGAAACGCTCGCGCAGCCGGACATTGCCAGACTGCAGGTCAGCAATGGTGCGATCAGAAACAGTTTTCGCATCGCTTAATTCCTTTTGGTAATTTGCATCCAGGGCAGCCATATCGGCCACGCGCTTGGCTTCGGTATCGCGCGCCGCCTGTTCGGCATCAGCGCGCTGTTGGTTCGCTTCAGCCAGGGACTTCGCATAGCCGGCCTGCAGCGTGCTGACTTCGGCGACGCGTGCTTGATGCTCGACGTGATGGCCGAACATGAATGCGCCGAACAGAAGCGCGAGTGCGGCAACCAGGCCGATTGCGTAACGGATCATTTCGCCCCCATGCAGTTCGCATACCGCTGCTGCTGACGAACCCACACGCCATAGCAGCGCTTGTTCGGCTTACCGTTCACCAGCGTGCTGCAGTCGTATCCGGCCGAATACCGATAGTTCAGCAGCCCATGACACGCGGCAGCATAGTTGCCCGCGATCAGTTCGCGGCGCATCGTGGACTTGCGCCAGTTCCCGATGCCGAACTGCCCGATGAAGTCCACGTATTCGTCATACTCGGACTGGGCCAGCCTGGTGTCCGCCGGAAGCGATGCACGGAATGCAGCTTCATCCTGGGACATGAGATTGCGCGCCAGTTCATTGGCACGCTTGCGGGTGATGGTGTCGCCCATCTTCACGGGCGCACCGTTTTCGTAATGCGTCGAACCGTGCCCGATGGTCGGCACGTCGCCCTTGGTCGGGATCACGGCGTGGTCGGTATAGCCTTCACGGGCTTGCCACGCGGTGAATGCGGTTGCGCTGACAGTCAGCGCCGCGATGATGATGCGCTTACGCGGGGTCGGCATCGTCCACCCCGATAGCCTTCTGCTTCATCCAGCCGCGCCATACGCAGAACGGGCGCGCAACGTGGCGCCATACCCATTCGCCGATCAGCAGCAGGGAATATGCCGCCGCGACGAACGCGGCGAATTCACCCCAGCTTGAAATTCCGATGGCGGCCAGTGCCCCCATCAACTTCGCCACGAGAAACGGCGTTTGCCCCGTTTGCTGGTCCATTGACGCGCCCTTGATTTCGAATGGGCGCATTGTCGTTCACGGCTGTCGGGATTTCCTCCCGTGGGATTTCCATTCTCAGGTTTCGCACGTGCCTGTCCGTCACGCCGACGATGGCCGCAATGTTCGCCGTCGTCATTCCAGCGCGCAGCATGCTGGCAATCGCAGCGTCGCGATACTCACGATAGATTTCGTTACAGTTCGCAGGCTTCAGAATCTCGCCGCCGAACGCCTTTGCGAGTTTCTCGGCGTCCTTCCAGCCCAGGATGCGCACCAGCTGATGATCGGCCGGCATGCGTTTCAATGTCGGCACGTACAGGATGACGCGTGACGACTGCTTACCCTCGACACCGCCCACGTATCGCGGAAGCCGCCCCACAAGGTACAACGCACGTTCACGGCCGATCACGTCGGCTATCTCCTGCACGCTTCTCGGTAATCGCATATCACCCCCGTTCATCATCGCGACTTGTCAACGTGTGGGATTGTACATGCTTCGCATGCTCGATGACAGCGATGCGGTGACAACGGGTGACAAGGTGACCAAGGTGACAGCAATTCCTAATGATAGTGGGGGCGTACCTGTACGCATATACAGTGTCTATTCTATAGCCCCCTTTATTGTTTTATTTTCTTGTCACCCTTAGTCATCTTCTATGAAAGCCTTACTGGGTAAGGGTTTGAAGGGTGACAGGGGGTTGTCACCCGGTGACAAGAGTTAGTCACCGCGCGCGCACAAACGAAAAACGCGGACACATGGTCCGCGTTGTCGCTTGCCGCGCTGGCCTGGATGCTCAATCGCCACCAGTTTCCAGCGGCCCCGTGTCGCGATACGAGTACACCGGCTGCGGCTGCGGGACGACTGGCTTATCCTCGCCAACCGCACTAAGGATTGCCTGCACGTCAGCTTCGCTCGCGAATCCGCTTGCGCGGGCTTGCTCTGCTTGTCGCAGCAGCGCCGCATCGTCTGAAACGTCCGCTGCTGGCTGCGCTGCCGCCGCCACGATTTTCGCCAGTTCAGCATACGCCGGCATCCCGCGCTTACCTTCGCGGTACTCAGTGAGAATCCCCGAAAGCGTGGTGCGTGCCGCTGCATCTGCGGAGGTAGCGGCCAGCGCACGTTCGGCCTGCGCCTTCATCCGGTTCAGAACATCAATCTGATGCTGCCAGTAGCCAGCGCGGTTCTTGCTGGTCGATTCCAGCTTCGCGCAGGTGCACGCATCCACGAAGTCGCGGTGATGGCTTACCACGTCCATCAGGCATTCGCGCGCGTCCGCCTGCTCGATCAGCTCGCGATGCGGCGAATTCTCGCGAACCATGTCCTGCCAGGATTGCGCCTTGCGCAATTCTTCGCGCAGCGCTTCCACGTCGCCATCGCCCGTCGCGTTCGCAACGTCATCGCGCGAGATAGGCGCGGGCATCACTTCCCATCCCATCAGGCCCAGCGTGTAAAGCGTGTCAGCCACGTTTTCCGGCGACGTGCGATGCTTCAGCATGTCGGGCATCCAGCCATAAACGGTGCCCTTGATGCGGTTGATAGCCGATTCGGTCAGCTTCATTGCAATTCCTCTTGAAAATGATTTGCCAGGCCGAAGCCTGGCGCGGGTTCACCCGAAGAATCCGCCAGCGTACAGCAGCCAGCAGACAACGGCAGTTGCGAACAACGTGCCGAACACGTTTTCCTTGCCTTCACGCGGCTTGCCGTGCTTTGCGCATTGAACGCCGATGCCGATCAACGACAACGCGAGATAGACGATTTGCGGCCAGTGCAGAGTCATTGCTCACCCCGCACCAGCGCATCCCGCACCTTCACAGCTTCGCGAACTGCATCCGAAACCTGGCTGTAACAGCCGAAGCCGAATTCGCCGATGCCCTTAAAAAACAGGTCATGCGTCAGCTTTTCGATGAACTCCGTCCGCGTATGGTCGAATACCTTGCCGTCGATCTGCGCCACCGCAGCGTCAGCCGATGCCGGCGTGCCATCCGCGTTCGTGACCAGTTCCACCAGGTCGCCAGGATCGTCAGAATTCGGCGGGTCAACCGCATACATGCGACCGTCTGCGGTCCAGCAAACGTTCTTGTCGCCGATGTTCCCGCGAACCGGATAGGTGCATCCTTCGCTGGGCGGATAGATATCGTAAATCGTGACGATTTCACCGCCCCGCGTGCGCCACACCTGCCCAACCTCGAATTTCTTTTCCATATCCTTTCCTTCAGATTAACCGGCATCCGGCCGGCGCGGTTTCATGCAAGTGCGACCTTAACGCCCCACACGGCGAGCGCGACGCCGCCAACCGCGAGCGCGGCGACCATCGCGTAGACGATGCCTACCAAGCAAGCCAGCATCACATCGCTATCTTCGCGCCAGCCACGAATGACGCCCGCGATAGTTGCGACGACAAGCACGAATACGATGGCAAGAATGCTTGCGCGTGTCATGAAGCTGGGCGGCTGTTCACTCGGTTGAGGGTACAGGAAGCTGATGCACGATGCGTAATCCTGTTTGAGCTCCACCGTGGCTGTTGCCTGGTTGAAGGTCGATTCGATCACCGTGCATCGTGCCACCTTGGCGTCATGCGCAGCTTGTGCTGCAGCGGCAGCCGCTGCGGTTGATTGCGCTGAAGCAATGATTGCGATTGCTGTTCCGCTCATTTCCTTTCCTTTGTTGATTAAAACTCAGCGCCACCCCATCCAAGCAGGTACGGCAGCCCGATAAACAGCCCGATGCCGAAGCCGCAGGCCATGCACTGCAAAAATATATCCATCAGATTTCATCCACTCGACTGACACGCACTCGCGCATACGGCCCCATGCGATACTTCACGCGTGCACGGTCCACGGCCTGTTCGTAATTGTCGGCGCGCACCGTGCCCACGTAGCGCTGACCGATCCAAACGCGGAATTCGTGCATGATGCGCCCCAGGTGATTGCCCGCTGTAGCGGGAGCGGTTGTTAGGAGTTCCACACCCGCGCCGTTTTGGCGTTCTCGGCGACGAGCCGATACGGATTGATCTGCTTCATGCATGCTTCCGCGAGTGCACGGGCTTCCGCGCCCCAGGCCGTTGCGCCTTCTTCGTCGGCCGCATTGCGCAGGAAGTGCGCAGCGTCTTGCCATTCGCCCGCCGCAATCGCCTTAAGTGCCAGTTGCAACCGTTTGATTTGTTCGTCCGGTGCATCGAGCAGCAGTTCGTAAGCCGTTTTCATCGTCGTTCCCCTTCGTGTTGCGTTGTCGATGAAATGAATTCTACGCGCATTCACGAAGATGAATATTTGAGTTTGACTATCGCATCACGCAGCCGATTGCTTGCGCTGTTCCCATATCGCCAGGATCGTTTCTTCCAGGCGCTTCACGGCGGCTTCGCCACGTATCTGCAGCACGCCGCCGCGTTCTTTCTTCCAGTTTTGATCCCAGCGGCCATACAGGAAGTCCTGCCGCGCTCGCTTCGACGGCATCGCGAGAATGGCGCGCGCTTCAGTTTCGTGGCGCCATTCTTCGCTGTAGTTCGACACCTGGGTGCCGTCGTACAGCGTCACCATCTGTTCGTTCGGTCGGTTCATTAGATGGGCCTGTCATCGTCGCTGCTGCCGCGCCGCCGTTCATCAGCGCGCGGGGGCATGTTGAAGAACCGGCCAGCCTTCGTGCGCTTCGGGTCCTTGCCGGTCAGCTTGCGCAGCACCTTGCTGGCGTGCGTGGCCTGCGCCTTGTTCGGCTTGTCGTATCCGATGGCCTGCAGCACTTCGCTGGCCGTCATGTCGCGATAACCGATGCCTGGAAGCGCGTCCCAGTCGAACGCACGTGCAATCATTTCTTCCACCGGGTCCACGGCTTCGTGGTCGGCGTTCAGTGCGTTCAGCGCTTTCTGTTCGTCGTCCGTCAGCCAATGCTGTTCGCCGCGTTCGAAGTCTGCCAGCAATTCTGCCCACACCTGTTGCATGTCCAGGCCGTGGCGATAGTTGATCGCGGTTACGGGCACCGTCCACCAGCGACGGTTACCCGTGTCGTCCACCAGGTAGCGGCCTTCGTTGACGGATGCGAAAAACACGGTGCGGCGCTGATACTCGCTTTCGATGCGATCATACGGCCGGCGCAGCTTGTCCACTGCCTGCGTCACAAATGATTTCAGGCGCGCAATGTCAGACTTGCGGAACGTCGCATCCAGTTCGCCCAGTTCGACCAGCCAGTGCGATACCGCGTTCACCACGGTATCTTTGTTGTTCGGGTCCAGCGTCGCGCCTTCCAGCACCACGCCCATTTCGGACGGCGCCAGGCGCTTCACCCAGCTGGTTTTCCCCTGGCCTTGCTCGCCCGTGAACACCAGCACGCCGTGCGACGTGAAGCCGAACGGCTGGAACAGTGCGGCGACGGCTGACACCAGCCAGCGGTAAATCAGCCGGTTCTTCAGCGTGGCGTCGCCGGTCACCTGCACGGTATCCAGCAGCTGCTGCACACGCTGCACGCCGTCCCACGGCTTCGATTTGATCCAGTCGCATACCGGGTTGTACGCGTTGCGGTCGGCCAGCAGCTTGATGTAGTCGGCGAGCATGGATTGCGGCATGCGGTTGCGTGCGCAAATGCTGGTCATTTCCGCCAGTGCTGCGTTCGCGCGGTTGTCGGCCGTATAGCTTCGACCAGGCACGGCCACTTCGACCTGTTTGCGCACCTGGTTGTACCTGGCGGTGATGCCGTATTCGCCCATAAGGTAATCGAGATTTTCAACCGTGTTCATCGGCTGGCCCTTGTCCGTCAGGTGCGGGAAGCCAAACGGGTTCACGGCTGCGTCGATGGGCACGGACGGCGGCGCGTTGTCGTTTGCGGGTGCGGGCGGCGTCAGCGGCTTGCCGCTCGCGACGTGCCACGGGTCGCCAGTATGCGCGCCCATGTACCCCATGACGCGTTCCAGGCCCCAGCCATCGGCCTGCGCGTCCGCCAGGTCCCAGCCGTGCGGGAATTCGTCGTCCAGGCTGTACGCCACCATGTGCGTTTCGCGCGCGATGCCTTTCAGACTGGTGGCAATCGCCATCATGGCGCGCATGGCCGGCTGTTCGTGCAGCGGCAGCAGCGCATCACCGTCGCGTTCTGTCAGCTTGTCGAAATCCGGCCACAAGATCACGCGCCGCCCCGCCAGCGCCTTGACGTGCGCACGGCCTGCGGTTTCCACGCCGCCCATCCACGTGACCACCACGGCAGTGTCGCCGAAGATATCCTGTCCGGCGTCGGCGGCTTTCTCGCCTTCCACCACAATCACGTCGGCGTCGGGCATCGCCGCCAGGCGATCCAGGCCGTACAGCGGGCGCTTCGCCGGCCCAGTGATGCCGCGCCACGTCCATCGCTCGCTGCCGTCCGGGTGCTTGCACCACGAATGCGGCACCACCTGCTTGCGCTCGCCTTCAGGATCGAAGCGGCACACGTACATCAGCACGTTGCCATCCTTGTCCTGGTACGCCCACACGACAGACGGCCTGCCCCAGCGCGGATGTTTAAACGTCGGCTGGCTCGCGCTCGCCGGCACCGGCATGATGGGTTCGGGCTTCGCATCCTCGATGCGCGTCACCTTGGCGTCGTGTGCGCGCTTGCGCGTCTCAGGATCGCCGATGCGCACGCCGTGATTGTCCGCCAGTTCCTTGGCCGCTGCGCCCTGGTCATTGCCGTGGAAGATGTACGCGTACAGGCTCACCAGGTCCGCGCCGCCGTCGCCGGTTGCGTAGTCCTTCCACACGCCTTTGCGCAGGTTGATGGTGAAGCTGCCAGGGGTGCGGTCGTTGCGCGTCGGGTTCGCCACAACGTATTCCGTGCCGCGCAGTTCGCCGCCAGGCAGCCACTGCGGCACGACAACATCGGGGTTCAGCGCGTCGTTGATTGCTGCGAAATCAAGTTTATTCACGCAGCCACCCCGCGCGCCGCCAGCGTCAGTTCAAGAACGCGCAGTGCGTCGGGCGGGATGGTCTGGTCATTGCGGCAGCACCACACGCGAACGGTTTGCGCCGTGCGTCCCAGGATTTCGCCGACTTCTGCGGCGTCCAGTTTGTGCGCAGCCATCAGTGCGCGCAGGCGTTCGGTTCGTTCGTCCATTGTCGTGTTGTGTGTGAAGCGCGGGCGCACATTGTACCACCGCGCGTTCATGGTTGTGAATTTAGCTAGAAATCATGCCGCATCACGCAGCGTCATTTATCCGCGAATGAATCGACGGTGACGCCGAAGAATCGCGCGAGCCGCACGACGGTATCGAATCGCGGTTCTACTTCGCCGCGCTCGATTCGGTTGACCGTGCGCTGGGCGATGCCTGCGCCACGCTCGACGGTTGCGAAGTCGTAACCGGCCTTCGTGCGAAGCTGGTACAGGCGGCGCGGCAGCGTGGCCTGCGTCACGCGGCGCGGCCTGTATTCTTTCTTGACCATCTTGTGGGGCTTCGCCGGCTTGGTCGGCGGCGTGGGCGTGAGAATGGATAACCAGGTTGCTTTCATATCATCAGTGCTCGCATGATCGCGAAGCGCGCCACGCGAACCGCAAGGTGCAGTTCATTCACGCTCGCGGGCAGAAGGTTGACGGGCCACGCCGTGCCCTGGTCGTCAACGTAGTGCCAGGGCAGCCATTCTTTGCGGTCGATGGCGCGGATGGTTGGTTCGTTCATGAGGGGAAGGCCCGCCGAAGCGGGCGCGCAGATAGATCAGGCGCGAACGAACTTGCGGTTATCGTCCAGGCGATACGGCACGTTCGGTTCCAGGCCATCTTCGCCGATGTAGCCAACCACCGTGCGGTAGCGCTCTGCCGCGTAGTCGTAAAAGCGAATCCGCAGTTCCCCGCACACGCCCGCCGTCGCGGTGCTGCCGCTATCGCCCGCCGTCGCGGTGCCGCGATAGCCCGCCGTCGCGGTGCCGCTATCGCCCGCCGTCGCGGTGCCGCTATCGCCCGCCGTCGCGGTGCCGAAAGCGCCGACGTTGACACTTTCCCCATCACTCACGCTGCGGGTGGCGCCGATCACAGCGACGTTGCGCGAGCGCGGTTCGTGTTCGTGCAGGTAGTCCGTCGCGCCTTTCTTGTCGCCGACGAAGCGAACAACGCCGCGCGGAAACTTGCACTTGCCGCCCAGCATGATGATGGAATCGCTTTCGACTTCCAGAACCATCCACTTGGCCGTTTCATCCAGGTACGGGCTGGTGCCGTGGTCGCCTTGGCCAAACAGCCAACCGTGCAGGCCATTGCCGCATTGTTTGCGGTCGCTCCAATCCGGCGCGGCCACTTCGGCGCCGACTTCGGGCCACTGAAAGCCGTCGCGGCTGGTCATGTTTTCGCTGACGGTACGCAGAACAAAAGAAGTATTTTTCACAATTTTCCTTGGTGGGTACCAGCGTCCGGCTGGCGCGGTGTGGTGCTGCGATGGAATGAATTATCTGCCGCGTTCACGAACATGAATATTTGATTTTATCTATCGGAACGCGGCGTGCGATTACTCGCTGGTGCCGAACCGTTCGGCCTTCGTCTGGCTGGTCAGGTGAAACCCACGGCAGTGCTGGCACCAATACGCGCGCTGCGGCACACGTCCGCCGTTGATGTTGCCAGCCTGGATGCGCTCCATGTCGGCGATGGCCTGCGCTTCCGTCCGATATCGATGCTTGATGCAAACCATTTCACCGTTCGGCAGGCGATAGCCGACCACCTTGCGATCCATCACCACCAGGGCGGCGCGGGCATCGCGCACCAGGTGCGCCAGTGCGCGCGTGCGCTGGCGATGGCCGTGGCTGCGATGCTGGATCTGTGCGCGCATTCGGGCGAACTTGGCGGCGTTCATGCTGCCGCCCGTCGCGCAGCATTATGCGCCAGCAGGCGGTCCACGGCGTCGTGCGGCTCGCCCAGGCTGCCGGTGTAGCGGCGCATCGCGTTCATCGCGCCGCATTCCTTCCACGTGATTTCGATGGCGCCGAACTTCACGGCCTTCGCGCGCATGGACAGGCAGATATCGTAATGGCTGTCATGCCTGGGCGGCGCCTGGTGCCACTTCCGTGCCACGCCGATGCGCGCTGCCATTGCGTGCAGTTCTTCGTCGGTATCCGCGATCATGTGGCAGAACACCATTCGGCCCTTGCGAGCGCGCATATCGTCAACGTACACGGCCATCATTTCCCCCTGCGACGAATTAGAACAACACCGCTCGACTTTCCGTGCACCATCCAACCAAAAATAAAGACAATCGGACCTATCCACGACAGCACAAAAAGCCAGAAAAACGCGTCGGACACGTCCATGTCATGGTCCTTCGTCCACCAGTAGGCGAACGAAGCGAAGCCGATGGCGAGCCATAGGATGATTGCAACGATGATAATCATACCTTTCCTTTGGCCCTGGCCACCGTAGCCAAGGCATCAGCCGGCGAGCGCCACACATCTGCGCACCCGCCGTTATCGTTGACGGCGCGCAGATACGCCGCTTGCTTAGGCGTGACGCGGCCAGTGGACGTTTTCACGTCCGCCGCCACGTACACGCCGACTTTCTGGCCGATCATTTCCGCCGTGATGATGCGCGTGGCCAGCCCGAAAAGATCGCCGAACCCTGGCGGCAAACCCGTGTCGAACGGACGCGGGTTCTTAATCAGCATGTCGCCATTCGGTAGCCGGATGAAATCCGAACCAGTCCACGCGCGACCGACGTTCGCACGGAACAGCATGCATTCGCCGGCCAGCGCGTTGCGGATATCGTTCTGGATTTTGTGTTCGCTCATGCCAGCCCCAGCAGCTGCAGGATGAACTGGGCGAGCATGTCGCCCAGCATGTCGATGATATGCTGGCTCACGCTGCCGCCTGCTCGATATCGGTTTGCGCAGCCTTCGCCGCCTTGTCGCGCGCCTTTTCGGCTTGTGCCTGGCGGGCGTTCTCGATCAGCGCGACGGCGCCCAGCAGTTCGGCAAGCGCTGCCACGGGAATTTCGATGTGCGTGTTCTGATATGCCGGGTTGCCCTTCGATGCCTTGGTGATGGCCACGCGCGCTTCCAGGTCCAGCCCTTCGGTCTTGAACCACTTCAGCGCCGCTTCCACTTCATCCACCACCTTGCGCGGCAGCGTGCGGCCCGTCACGTCGCTTACGGTCACGCGTTTGCCGGTCAGGAATTCGCCGGCCTTTTCGCCATGCTTGCGCACTGCTGCGATGGCGGCAGTAACCTTCACCTTGCCGGACTGCACAAGCTGCTGCAGGTCGGTGTTCGCGTTCGCCAGCAGCAGGTAGCCATCAACGTGCGGCCGACTGCGCTTCACACGTTCGGCGATATCTTCAGGCTTCAGGCCAAGCTTCGCGAAGCGCTTGTAACCCAGCGCGCGTTCAAGGTCGGACAGCTGACGGCCTTCGCGGCTGGTGAAGATGATTTCCAGGCGGTCTGCGTCGTTGCCGATGAATGGCATGAACGACACGGTGCGCAGACGCTCAAGGATCGCCGCATCGGTCGTGCGCTCGATTGCGATGGCAAGCGCGCGGTGGCGCAGGTGTCCATCCACGATGTACAGCGTGCCGTCGTCGGCGACGCGCACCAGCAGCGGCGGGATGACGCCACCAGCCAGAATGTATTCCGCCAGTTCCTGTGCGAGCTGTTCGAATTTGTCCGGGTCAATGCTCAGGTTGAAGCCGGGTTCGACGCGGATATCCGCATGCTGCGCGCGCAGCAGGTCGCCGCGCTTGATTTTGCCTTCCTTGATAAGCTGTTTAAACGATACGGTCATGATTTCCCCTTCGGTCAGATTAATTCCAGCTGTTCCATCGGCATGTCGGGCCACGTAAGTGCGCCCTTCGATGCATTTGCGCGCCAGTGGATCACGCGCATATTCCCGTGCCAGTGCAGGCCAGATACGATTTTGCCACGAAGCGGCACGATGTGGTCCACCACGTGCAGTTCGCCTGTTTCGCGCGTCAGCCGTTCGGCTTCGGCGTACATCGCGCGGATCGCCGCCAGGTCGGCCCACGGCGGCGTGCGCTCGCGCTCGATCCTGCGGCGCCGATAGCCGTGCAGCGCAGACAGTCGATGAATCGATGCGCGCCGCTTCTGGATGACGAACAGCGGCCCCGCATGGTATCCACCTTCAAGCGGCAGCGCGTTCACGGCTCGCCACCAGTTCGTCGTGCTGTTCCTGCGTCATGTCGCGCGTCCAGAAATCCGGATCGCCAGGAAAGCGGTCGGTGCCATCCTTGCGATGCCAGCAGTACAGCGAGCCGCGCCGATGCGGGAAATGATACGCGCCGCAGTCGCATCGCATCGCCGTCGTGTCGCGGTTCGTCATCCAGCGGTCGATGCGATAATTCTTCTTTCCGCACGTGCGGCATGGCGGATAGGAACGGCGGTCGTATTTTTCCGGGTGCAGCTTCAGCACGCGGCGCGCGAGGCAGTGGCGGCATCGGCAGTGAAAGCGAGCCATGATTCAGAGGGTGTACGAAGAAATCGCGCCCATCAGCAGCACGAAGGCGCCAGCTGCAGCCCATTCGAGCGCCAGGCGCTTGCTGCCGTGCACGCGGTCAAGCATCGTGACGGCAGCAAACAGGAACGCCACCAGCGCGAAGATTACGAAGTACATTTCAGCCCCTAGAAAATGATTTGCTGAAATGGATTCTATGCGTTCACGTCCGTGAATGACCAATCGTGAAATTCAATCGTGCAGCGTGATGCTATGAAGCGCGCCTATTGCCCATCCTGAACCCGTGACGCTTCATGGCCCACTGCTGTGGAAATTTATATCCGCGCTTTCGGCCCAGGCTCACCCAATCGTCCAGGGTCTTGCAATCCTGTTCTTCCTGCTTGCGCGCAGCCCGCACGCGCTGCTTGTCCGCTTCGGTCATCTTGACCAGTTCGCCTTCGCCGACTTCGATTTCCTTGGCTTCGGCCAGCAGCAGCTTCTGGCAGTGCGGGCACTTCGGCGGCAGCGGGCGGCGAATCTGCATAAAGCATCCGTCGCACGTGACGGGCGGCGGTGGGTCGTTGTCGTTCGCGGCTTTGCGCCCCTTCGCGCGTCCTTCCAGGTCCCATTCGCGCTCATCGTCCGGGAAGCCGTGACGGCCACTGTTGCCGGCGTGGTCGTTGATGATGCCAGGCGCGCCGCCCTTCGGCCGCATGCATCGCATGGCTTCCTGCAGGTACTTCGACAGCGACATGGTAGGGTTCGCTAGAATCGCCGCGTCGATGGTTACGGGCTTGCCGGCCCACGCCGAAAGGTCGAACCCTTCGCCGAACAGCCCGACGTTCCATAGCACTTTGATTTCGTCGTTTGCATACGCCTGGATGACGCGCTTGCGCTCGCTGTCGTCCGTGCCGCCATCCAGGTGCGCAGCAGGGATGCCGGCCGAATTGAACAGGTCCGCCATGTATCGAGAATGCGCGACGTTCACGGCGTAACCGACAGTCAGCAGTCCGTCCGCGTTGCGCTTCCAGTGCGTGACGATATCGCCGATGATCTTCGGTTCGCGCATGCGCTGTTCGGCATCGCCCTTTGCGAAGTCGCCCATCTGCTTGCGCGCACCCTTCATGTTGGGCGTGCTCGGCGCATAGATTTCATAGGGCGCCAGGTTGCCCATTCCGATCAGTTCGGCCGTAGTCGGCCCCAGCACCATTTCATCGAAGTATTCGCCCAGGCCGGTGCCATCCAGGCGCCACGGCGTGCCGGTCAGCCCGATGTGATACGCGTTCGGCCATGCCGCCATAATCGCGGCCCATCCTGCGGCGCCGATGTGGTGGCACTCGTCCCATATGACTGCTTTCGGTTCTTCCAGCTTCGCGAGCCTATTCTTAAGCATGTCGATGCTGCACACCTGCACGCTTGCGTTGATGTACATCGGCATACCAGCGGCGATGAAACCGTGGGACAGTCCGCAATCGTTGAATGTTCCGCTGGTCTGCTTAAGCAGTTCCTGGCGGTGACAATTGAAGAACGTCTGCTGGCCGCGACCAGCGAATGCCTGCGCGATGAACGCAGCAATGACAGTTTTCCCGCCGCCAGGCGGCAGCACGATCAGGACGCGACGCGCACGGCGCAGCGCTTGGCCGGCGCGCGCGATCAGGTCCGTCTGGTACTCCCTTAGTATGATTGCCATGGTTTTGCTTCGCTAGAATCCTGTAATCATAGCGCATCGAACAACGCGTGGGTTGATCGTCATGCCTATACCCCGTGGCGTGATTGTAAGTCGCCTGGTACTTGCGCTGGTGAAAAAGATTTCGTGCGACCTGTTGCATGACGACAGGTTCGGAACGCGCGCGGATGACGTTGTGCTCTGCTGCGCTATCTTCATCGGCCTTGGCGAAAACAAACCGATGACTGCATCCAAGCTCGCAGAATATGCCGGGATGCCACGGCCAACCGTCATACGGAAATTACGCGAACTGGAAAGCGCTGGTCTGGTGCGACAACTCAGCAACAAACGCGTGATCCTGGTCGGCGATATGGTCGGCACCGAAGCGGCGCGCGTGGCCACTGACGTGTTCACGCAGATTATCAACAGTGCGGCAAAAAACCTGTCCAAATTGGACAGTGCGGCAATTGCAGGGCGCAGGCGACGCAACTAGAAACGCTTGCACACAAACAAGCGAAGCATCACGCGGCATCACGTTGTGCAAATACAACTCACGCAAATTCACGCGTGCGTTACACTATCGATTCCGTCACTCAACTGGGGCAATGATGAATCCTGGAATCTACCCGAACATTTCGAGCGCCGACTATCACGGCGGCGAAGGTGTTTCGAACTCGATGCTGAAGGTGCTGCGCGACCAGACACCGATGCATTTGCATGCGCAGCGCACGGCTGCGAACGACAACCGGCCCGACACGAAAGCATTTTTCATGGGCCGCGAACTGCACTCGCTGGTGCTTGAACCCGAACTGTTCGTGAAGGACTACTGCCTGGCTTTCCGGCAGCAGGACATGCCGGAAGCGATTGATGATCGCGACGTGCTGGTGCGGATGGTTGAAGAACTGAACGCCGGCCGCCAGGCGAAGCTGCCGACCGGCGGCGCGAAGGCCGAACTGGTCGAACGCATTCAGCAGGCGTGGCACGACGACGACAGCGAAATGATGACGCACACGCCGGACCAACTGGAAGCCATGAAGGGCGCCGAACTGAAGGCGATCCTGGAAGGCATCAACTCGCGCCGTCCAGGCAAGCTGTCCACCAGCGGCAGCCGTCACGAACTGGCCGAAATCCTGCGTGCGAACGGGAAGCCCGTCGCGTTGTGGTCCGACGTGAAGGCCGAATGGGAAAAGCACAACGGCCATCGTCGCATCCTGACGCCCGAACAGTGGGACCAACTGCACCGCATGCGCGACGCGATCATGGCGCACCCGGCGGCGCGCGCGTTGCTCACCAGCAGCAAATTCGTCACCGAACATTCGGCCTATGCGCAGGACCCGGAAACCGGCGTGCTGCGTCGCGTGCGTCCTGACTTGTGGCGCTTCGACGGCATCGTGGGCGATCTGAAAACCACGGAAGATGCAAGCCCGGAAGGTTTCGCGCGCTCGATTGCCAAATACGGTTATGATGTGCAGGACCCGTATTATCTCGACACGTTGAACTTGGCGCTGCAGCAGTCGAACCCGGATGAATTTGCTGCGCACCCGACCAGCGCAAAGGCATTCGTGTTCATCGTGGTGGAAAAATCATTCCCGCACGCCGTTGCCGTGTATTGCCTGGATGACGAAAGCAAGGCGCTGGGCACGGCGAAGTATCGCGAAGGGTTGAACACCTACGCCGAATGCGAGCGCACCGGCGTTTGGCCTGGATTCGGCGATGCGGTACAAATGATTTCGGTGCCGCAGTGGCACCTGAATCAAAACGCGCACCTTGTGGGGGCAGCTTAGAATGAAAATCGCAATCGTGATCCTGGCGGCGCTGGTGTTCGCCGTCATCATTTCCATGTCGTTTCCTTCGGCGACGATTTGGCAGGTAGCACTGGCACCGGCCGCCGTGTGTTTCGCGGCGCTGGCGTTCAATTTTCGTAAGGGGCAATAACCGAAATGGGTATCTTCAAAATCGAAGAAGCCGAACGCGAAGGCGCGCGGCTGGTTGTGGGGCTGGGCGGCGTGTCCGGCGGCGGCAAGACATTCACGGCGCTGCAGCTTGCCTGGGGCATGGCGAATTACGACAGTAAGAAAGTCGGGTTCATCTGCACGGAAAACCGTCGTGGGCGCCTGTATTCGGATTCGCTGCGCGATGCGAACGGCGTCATCCACAAATTCCTGATTGGCGATCTTACGCCGCCGTTCTCCCCGGCTCGCTACATCGAAGCCATCCAGGCGTTCGTGCAGGCCGGCGTGGAAGTGCTGGTGATCGACAGTGTATCGCATGAGTGGGAAGGCATCGGCGGCTGCGAAGATATCGCGCACGCGCCGGACAGCCAGGGCCGCGCGCCGAAGAACCCGCGATGGAACGATGCGAAGCGCGAACACAAGTCGTTCATGAACGCCATGCTGCAGTCGCCGCTGCACATCATCGCGTGCATGCGTGCGCGTGAGAAGGTGAAGATGGTCAAGCGCGACGGCAAGGTGGAATACGAGCCGCAGGGTGTGCTGCCGATCCAGGAAAAGAATTTCACGTTCGAACTGACGGCCAGCCTGATGCTTTGGAACGGCGGGAAGGAACGCGATATCATCAAGTGCCCGTCTGAACTGCAGGGCATCTTCGGCACGGCCGGCGAGGCAGCGCACGGATACCTGACGGCGGCCGAAGGCAAGGCGCTGCGCGACTGGGTGGACGGCGGCAAGCAGGTGGACGACGCCGTGAAGAACGCGCGCGACAGCCTGCAGCTGGTCTGCGAACAGGGCATGGAAGCGCTGCAGAAAGCCTGGAAGGCGCTGCCGGCGAAAGTCCGCAACGCGATCAGCGTGACCGGCTGCCCCGACGATCTGAAGAAATCCGCCCAAGCGTTCGACGCGCAGCGCGCCGCCAGCAACGACAACCAGGCGGCCGATGATCTTAACGCAGCGCTGCTGGGCGGGGCCGCCCAGGACGCTGCATAACCGAAGAAAGGAAACACATGGCCCAGGCACAGCCGAAAAAGTTTCTCAGCGCTGCGGAAGTTTCGCAGCGCTGGGATGGTGCCGTCAGCACCGGGACGCTGGCGAACTGGCGCACCCAAAAGAAAGGGCCGCCTTATCAGAAGCTGGGCAGCAAGGTGCGATACCCCATCGTGCAGCTGGAAGCGTGGGAACACGCCAACCTGGTGGCGGCAAACGACAACGAACCGACCGTGGACACGGAAGATATCAAGCCATGAACACTCAGAAAGTCGATGAATACCTGAATCCCCTTCATATCCAGCAGGCCGTCGCGGCCCTGGATGCTACGGGTTACGAAAGCCTGCACGGCGTGCTGCGGCGCGCATTCGTCCAGGCAGCGCACGGGAAGGGGGCAGAACGCCACGCCCAGGGTGCGCCGTTCGATCAGCAGCCGATGCAGCGTCTGATTGAACTCTACGGCGCGGGCTTCGCGCTCGGGCAGGCCGCGAAGAAAATGCAGGAAGCGCAGCGCCTGCCGCACGAACGCGCCGTGGCAGAACTGCTTGGCGCCATCGTGTACGCGGCGGGCGCCATCATCGCGATGGAGCGCGCGCACCAGGCGAAGGTTCCCGTGGCGGCGAACGACAACGCGCCGCAGTTCCGTGGCCCCCTGCATGCGGACAGCACCACCTGGTGCTGCGGCAGTGATGGGCCTGCCTGCAAAGGGTGCCCGCGTGCCTGACGATTTCGACCGCGCGCAGGACGCCGCAGAAGTGAACAACCAGGACGCGCTGGAACGGCAGCGCATCCGCGCTCACAACACGCTGCACTTTGCAGCCAGGGGCGAATGCCTCAATCCGCATTGCGCCGAACCGTTCGCGGCGAACGATAACGAACGTCTGTACTGCGGCCCGGATTGCGAGTCCGAACACCGCAGGCTGCGGCGCGCGTGATACACTGATATCTTTCTGGATTAATCGACATGCTCAACAAAGTGCAAATCATCGGCCGCCTGGGCGGCGATCCCGAAGTACGCTATCTGCCAAGCGGCGATGCCGTGGCGAACTTCAGCGTGGCCACCACGGAAACGTGGAAGGACAAGCAAAGCGGCGAGAAAAAGGAAGCCACGGAATGGCACCGCGTCGCCGCGTTCGGCAAGCTCGGCGAAATCTGCGGCGAGTATTTGCGGAAAGGCGGCCTGGTCTATATCGAAGGCAGCATCCGCACGCAGAAGTACGAGAAGGACGGCGAAACGCGCTACAGCGTCCAGATTCGTGCCGACAACATGAAGATGCTGGGCGGCAAGCCGGACGGTGACAGCGGCGGCGGCGAACGTCGCGAGCGTCCCGCATCGAACGGCGGCGGCCAGCAGCGTAAGCCCGCTGGCGGCGGCTTCGATGAAATGGACGACGATATCCCGTTCTGATTCTCAACCACCACCACGGAAACATCACCATCATGGAAATCAAATTCAAACGCGGCGCCGAAGTCGTAGCATCCCCGTCGCGCGGCAAGTCGTTCCGCGCTCGCGTCCTGCGCCGGTACGACACGCCGAAAGGTCAGTTCGTCGTCGTGAAGGACGGCACGGGGCGCGAAGTGAACATGCGCCCCGGCATGCTGAAGCTGGCCTGACGCCAGCGCGCCACGAAAGACCCCGCACATTGCGGGGTTTTTCATTTCCGGCGCACCGCGCGGCGTACAATGAAGGCGTTTAAACGAACTAGGGGAAATGATGAATCGCGAAACGTGGTTGAATGAAATGGCGCAACGTATGGCGCCGCGCTTCGAAGAACTGGGCCACCCTCTGCCGAAATTCCGCGTGGCTGTCGGCTGGACCAGCGCCGGCAAGTCCACGAAGGTGGGCGGCGAGTGCTGGCACAGCAAAAACAGCGCTGATGGCGTGTTTGAAATCCTGGTGTCGCCCATCGTGGATGACAGCCTGGACGTGGCCGCGATTCTGGCGCACGAACTGAACCACGCCGCTGTCGGCTTCCAGCATCATCACAAGGGCGAATTCGCTGTGATGATGGGCAAGCTGGGCATGAAACGCCCGTACACGTCCAGCATCGCCGGCCCGCAGTTCGAAGCCTGGGTGAAACCGTTTCTGGACGAACTGGGCAAAATCCCGCACGCGCGTATCATGCTGAAGGCGCCGCGCCCCGCGAACGACAACTGCGAAGGCGTCGATGGTGACGGCGAAGGCGACGACGAAGGCGGCAGCAGCAACCAGAAGAAAAAGCAGACGACGCGCATGCTGAAGGCTTCGTGCACGCACGACGTTGACGGCGAGCCGTGCGGCTACACGGTGCGGCTTTCGAAGAAATGGGCGCAGAAGCTTGGCGCGTGCTGCCCGGCGCATGGCGCGATGGAAGTGGAAGGCGCCGACGACGGGCCGGAAGAACAGGACGCCGCATAAAGCAAAACCCCAGCCGAAGCTGGGGTTTTATTTTCAGACGCGCCGGAATCGAACCGGCCTATCAACCCGCAAAGCGAGAATTGCCTAACCACTCAGTCAGCGTCAGAAAATTGTGCCGGCTTATGCGCTTCGCTGCGGCTGCCCTGGTGGCAGTTTCTGCCGTCGTCGGGCTTCACGGTTGGGTTTTCAAGCCATCAGTGCGGGGTGCTGTCTTTTCCCGTTCCAGTGATCCGGATCGCCCCGAAAGGGAGCAGGGCCGAAGCCCCAGCATTTTGCCCCGTACTCATGACTCGAAATCCTCACGGCTGGAAACTGACGCTGCGCGCGCCGCCTGGCAGGGCAATACCGGTTGCCACCGATACCAGTTCCCATGCGTGAGGATTGCCGCTTACGGCGGCAAATCGGATCGCGGGTAACGGAGGATCAATTCCGCCCTTGGTGGACATTTAAAGGGTCCGTCTTGAAGGGTAACCATCCAGACCCCGTAAGAACACTGCTAGAGCAATGCACTTACGGGGTGGCCGCTAACGGCGGCCAGTCGTCTGTGTGCGTTGATCGTTGATCGTTGATCGCGCACCCCACAGTCATCGTGCCGATGAGCATTCATTATGCCGCTTCCGCGAACTCGCGTGATTGATTTTCACTATCAGATTTTGTTTGCGATTTGATGCGCTTCGCAGGGCGCACCACGTTTGCGTCGAACCACTTCCCCCACTTCGTCATAGCGGCGCGCATCTGCGGCAGGTAGTCGGAATGATCGTAGTGCCGGCCGCCAGTGTCGCCGCGTGCGTGCTGCTGGATCAGGTCGCGCGTGAAGCGATCCACGCCGGCACCGTCGCCCATGCGTGACTTCCAGGTGCGGCGCAGGTCGCGCGGCTGGAAGGGCGCGCAGCACGTCAGCGATGCAACGTGGTGCGTCACCGCCAGGAATCCCATGCGCTGCGCCTTCGATCCGGTGCGGGCAGGGAACAGCGGGCCGTCGCCGTGCCAGCGCTTCAGTCGTGAGAATATCTCGACGGCCTGCGGCGGCAGCGGGATGACGTGCGGCTTTTTGCGACCCTTCGTCTTGTGTGCCGGGATGGTCCACAGGGCGCGCTTCGTATCGACTTCGCAGCCGTCAACCTTGATGGTTTCCTGCACGCGCTGGCCGCACAACAGCACCAGGCGCGCGCAGTCGCCGGACCCTTCGTCCGTCAGGTTCGCCCACACGGCTGCCATTTCGTCGGGCGATAGCGCGCGCTCGCGCTGCTTGTTCGCTCGCTTGTCGCGCGGCACGGCGGCCACCGGGTTCGCCTGGATGCCCCAGTCATACGTCACGTCCTGGGTGTAGTCGTTCGTCGCCTTCATGCCCCAGCCGAACGCCGACGACATATAGGTGCGCAGGATATCCGCCGTGCGCAGCGCACCGCGCTTGGCTGCTGCGGCGAGCGGCGCGCGAATGTCTGCCGGCGTCACTTCACCGGCCAGCTTGCTGCGTCCCAGCGCGTCGGCGGCGTTGTACTTGCCCAGCAGCAACACGTGTTCGATGTGGCCAGCTGCGCCGGCTTCGCGGGCCTTCAGGTGCGCGACGTACTGCTGAAATAGATTTTCGACCGTGGGCGCAATTTCCTGGTTTACTATCGCCGCCTTGGGCTGCGGCGACGACTTCACCAGCGGGCGGATTTCGTCGGCGAACTTCGTGCGGGCGTCGGCCAGCGACATATCCGGGTATCGGCCAATCTGCTTTTTGCCGCGCGCGCCGCCTTTCTTCCAGTGCGCGAACCATAGGGCATTCACGCCCGCGCTGTTCTTTCTGATACGCAGCCGCAGGCTGCCTTCGCCGCGCTGGCGGGTTCCGTCGTTCAGCACGGTTTCGCCTTCGCAGTCGCGGATTGCGGCATCGATTTGGGTTTTCGTCAGCACTTCGTCGCCTCGCTTCCTGGGTGATCTAGGGTGCCCTTCGGGGTGCCCTTCGGGGGAAAGTGCCCCCTGTCTGAAGCGTAAGCGGAATTTCGCGCGCAGGTCAAATTTGCTTTGTGAATCAATGACGTGCGATGGATGCTGATGACGTGGCGTGATGGCCCATTATGGTGTCGCAGCAGCCTTCCAAGCTGAATACCCGGGTTCGATTCCCGGTACCCGCTCCAATAAAATCAATGACTTAGCAGCCGTTTTGTTTGAAGCTTAAAACTAAGGGTGCCCCACAGGGTGCCCCAGCCCGCGAGTCACCACGCAGCGTCATCCACAATATTAATGTGTCACGCGGCTTCATCCTCCACCGCTTCGGCCTGTCCGGCGTTCGGCTGTTCAAGATCGACGTGGCAAACGTAGCCGCTCGAATCCAGCACGTGTTCGACGCGCGTTGCGATCCACTCGACGGGCACGCCGTCGCGCCAGCCCTGCAGTTTCACCTGGCATTCGGCCGCCAGGTCGGTGCGGCCGGGGCCGGTGATGGTCATGGTTTGCATCGCGCGCTGACGCCGCGACAGTTCGGCCTTCGCTGCGGCCACGGCCATTTCCTGCGTGGGGTAATACTGCTTCAGGCGCCGCACCGGCTCGCCCGAACCCACGCTGACTTCGTGGCGCTTCGCCTGTTTCACGGCGTGATAATAGGCCACCACCTTGCCGGCGGTTTCGCGCTTCTGTTCGGCCATGCTCCACGTGGTGTCGTCCGACTTCACCAGCGTGATGGTCGGCAGGTCCTGGCCGCTCACACTCTTGAACTCGCCGCGTTTCGCCATCACCAACTTGCCGCCGGACGGCTTCACCACCGCGTCGTATTTCTTCGCGATGCGCAGCAGCAGGTTCAAATCCGATTCGTCGGGCTGGTCGATGTGCGGCAGCTTGATGCTGGCGAGCGATGCCGCCACAGCGCCTTCCATGCCGTGTTCCTTCGCGATCTTCTGCACCATCGCGCCAATGGTCGTGCCGGCCTTCCAGCTGCGCACCTTCTGCGTCTGCAGGTTTTCCTTCCCGCCCTTGCTCTTGTCGTATGGGGCAGCGCGAGCGCGAATCGTCATGCGATCCGGCGGCCCGTGCATTTCGATTTCGTCCACGACGAACAAGCCCATGTACTGGGCCTTTCCGTCATAGCCCAGGTACAGCTGCAGTTCGGCGCCAGTCGGCGGCTTCTGGATGGGCTTGTCTGGAATGTGATCGGCCAGCACGATTTCCAGCATGTCGCTGGTGTTGCCCGTTTCGTCTTTCAGCGACAGCGACACGAAGCGGTCCTTGATGGTCGCGGTGATATCCTTGCTGTTCGCTTCCAGGCGGAACGTCGGCGCGATGGGTTGCGGCGTCAGTCCCACAGCTTCACCTCTTGCTGCGTCGCCGGCAGCGTGAAATCCGGCAGCGTGATCGTGATGCCGGCAGGCAGCACGGGGCCGCGATCAGCCAGGCCGGGGTTTGCATCCAGCAACTGTTCGACCACCAGGCCGTCGCGCGTGCCGTAGTAGTTCCACGCGATTTCGTCGGCCATGTCGCCGTCTTTGGTGACGTATTCGGTCATTGTCCAAGCGCCTGCGTAATCAGGTTCACCAGCGCATTCGAGTCCGCGCCATCGAACCGCTTCAGCGTCACGTCGAATTCGATTTTGCGCGGCACCGTGAAACCAGCGAACGCGCTGCGCGTTTCGTCAACCTGGGTGATAACCCATCGCCCATAGATGTTTCCGCCGGCATCAATCAGCAGATACGGCTGGCCAGCAGCAGCCATTTCGCGCAGCTGCGCCATCGCAGCCGCGCTGCCGCGCCATTCCGGATAGATGACGCCAGGCAGCGAAATCGTTTCGGCGCCCAGCCCGACAAACTGCAACGCGGGCGCCTGGCCGATGCGATCCTGCTCGGGCCACTTGTATTCAGCGCTGCGCCGCATTTCCTGGAACACCGCCATGTTCAGCGAGAAATTGAAGCTGCCCAGGCGCAGCATCGGCACGAAGCCGGAAATGAAACTGCCCAGGCTCATTGGCTTGCCCCGTCGAACATGATGCTGCGGTTACTCACTCGCTTCTGCTGGTCCATGCGCCGGATGATCGCGTCCGCAAGCGCCTTTTCGTCTTGGCCGGCCTGCTGCGTGATATTGAAATTGTACACGTCGTTACTGGTGACGGTCGGCGCAGCGCCGCGCGCCGTGGCCATCGGGGGCGCCTTCAGTTCGGACGGATTGCCGCCTGCGGCGAGTGACGCCGCGATTTCTTCGTTCGACTTGCCGCTGATTTTTGCTGCTCCTGCGCGCAAAAACGAACCTGCATCCAGGTGCGCGGATGCCGCCCACCACCGCCCGTTCTTCACGTCGTCAACGCCCTTCGATGCGTCCGTATCTGGCAGGCCGGCGGCCTTCGCTGCGGCCAGGGCGACGCCGACCAGGCCGGCGGCCATGCCCAGCTTGCCGATGAACCCCAGCACGCCGCTCCCAGCACTCGCTGCCGCGCCGCCCACGCCGTTCAACGCGCCAACCATCGAATTGACTTGCGCCGTTGCGCTCGCCAAGCGGACCAGCGCAATCGTCTGCAGGATGCCGTTAGCAGCCAGCAGGACCGGCGCGACGACAACCAGCGCAGCGGCGGTGCCGGCCAGGCCGACAGCAACGGCTTTGAACAAGCGCGGGTTTTCGTCGGCGAACTTGTTCACCGCTTCCAGGGCTGATGCAGTCTTTTCCATCGCGGTGGCGAAGGCCGGCAGCAGCACATTGCCGACGCGCACCTGGGCGTCGTTCAGGCGGGCGCGTGCGTTGTCGATCTTGCCTTGAGTGGAAGCGCGGTTAGCCGCGTCCGACTCGTCAACGCCGTTCGCGATATCGACGTTATGCCGGTCCTTCGCGATGTTGTGCGAGAACCGCAGGCGCTGCATCAGAATGTTCGCCGCGTTCGTGTTCGACGCGATGCTGTTCACGAACTTCGCAATCTGCGCGGGGTCCTCCAAATCGACGCCGCGCGACTTTGCGATGGGCGCAAGGTGCTTGTCCACCCACGCCTGCGGGTCGGACAGGAACAGCGCATTGTCGATAAGCGCGCTGGATGAAACCTTTTTCACCTTGCCGGTTTTATCGAACTGAACGCCGCCACGATTCAGCAGCCCCAGCTTCATCATTTCATCGAACGCGCCGTGCGTCTGGTGGCCGCCAATCCAGGCGTTCACCAGCGTGCTGGATGCGGTGCCATAACCGTTCGCACCCATCGCTTGCATCAGGAACGTGTCGCCGAAGAACGCGCGGTCATTCATTGCCGCCACGGCGCTTTTGCCGCGTCGGATCGCCGTCAGCATATCGTCAGCTGTGACGACGCCATTCGAACCGGTCAGCGCCTTGAACGCCCAATTTTGCTTTTCTCGCAGCGCTTCAGGCGACGACGCACCGCCGCGTTCTTCCGCGATCTTCGCGAGACTGTATGCGGCATCTTCGCTGATTTGGTTTTTGTGGCCGCGATTGTACAGCTGCAGGCCGGAAAGTGCCTTCAGCGTGTTGGGCAGCGCTTCGATGGCGTGGTGCGCATCACCCAGTGCGGTGCGCAGTTCGCTGACGGTTTCGGTTGCCCTGGTGATGGAAACACCGAACTGCTTTGAGTCCTGCGCGGCCTTCACCATCGCCGCCGCATCTTCCTTCGACACGCCGGAATTGCGGATGACGTTGACGGCGTTTTCGCGCTCGATGGATGCGTGGATGCCGGTGTACAGGACGCCACCCATGACAATGCCACCCGCGACAGCCCGATGTGCCGCACCCTTCAGCGTGCCGCCGATTTCGCCTGCCTTCGTCTTGAACGCCTGCGCCTTCGTCAGACGTTCCCGCGCGCGCCGCGCGCGGTCCAGCTGCTGTGTCAGCTGCGCATAGCGGTTGCGCAGGCCGTCCACATCCTTGCCGGCGCGTCCGAATTCCTGGATGGATCGGCCCAGCAGCTTCTGCCGCTTGGTCAGGTCGGTAACGGTCTGCCCGATCTTGCCCAGCGACTTGTTCACGTCGCCGAAGGCCGTCCGAAGCGTCCCGGAGATTGCGCCGCCGATGGTGATGGTGGCGGACAGCTTTTTGTTGCTCGCCATGGGCGGTTACTAGTCCTTCGGCAGCCCTTCAAGCCACCAGAGAAAGCGCGACGCGCGCATGTTGAGGATTTCCGCTTCCGACCAGCCGGTATGACTGGCCAGCGATAGCACCCCGTTGCGGATGAATTCGGGGGCTAGTCGGTAAAATTTGCGAACGCCAGCTGCAGCCGCTGATAGTCGCGAACCTTCAGGCGTCGAACATCCTCCGGCGCGATGGTGCAAAGATTGGCGAAGAAATGCACTTCCTTGATATCTTCGCTGCCCTTTACTTCATTGGCGGCCAGTTGGTCGCCCACTTCCGGTTCGCGCATCGTCATCGCGGCCAGCTTCGCGCCGTTGACTTCGATGGGGCGCGACAGCGTGACGGTCACGCTGCCATCTTCGTTCACCTTCATCCATGCCGGTTTCTTTTCGCCGCTCATTGCTTCACCTGTTTAAACAATATGTTTTATGGACGGCCGGTCTTTGCCGGCCGTTCGCTGCTTACAGACCCAGCGCCGCGCGGAACGCCGTCAGCGTGTCGGTGCCGTTGATATTGGCGATCATGTTTTCCACGTCGATTTCCGTCACGACGGTTTGGCCGTGCTGCAGCTTGTAGTAGTTCAGCGCCAGCGTGTGCTTCAGCGACGGAACGTCACCCGGCTTCCAGGTGCCGGGGTCCTGCACGGTGATCTTGCCGCGCATGTTCATGACCACGGGCGTCACGGTGCCGTCGAACGATTCCAGCGCGCCGCGAATGGTCAGCGGGACCACCGAACCTTCCACGACGCCGAACAGTGCCAACACGTCTTTGTCGTATGCGATCAGGCTGAAACTGGATTCCAGCGCTTCCAGGCCCATCGTCACCTTCACGGGCGCGACCATGCCGCCGCCCATGAAATCTTCCGTTTTCAGCGTAAGCTTCGGCGGGTCAACTTCCTGCACCTGGCCGGCGTAACCACGGCCGTCCACCCACAGGGTAAGGTTTTTCAATACGTCACGGGCTGCCATGTGGCTATGCTCCTAGTTCAGCAGGGCGCCAGGCGCCCGCGTCGTTTAGTTGAAAATCGTGGTGATGTAGTCGTTCACCAGGTGCGAGCGGAACGTGATGTGTTCCGCCGGATACGCCGGGGTAAAATCGAAATCGAAATAGATTTTACCATCGGCGATGCTATCCGGCGTGTTCAGGTCGGGGTCCGCCCAGCACGTGCCGCCCAGGATCGCGCCCTTAACCACCAGGCTGCGCAGGAACGCGTTCACGCCTTCGACCACTTCCGTCACGTACTGCTTCGTGATGCCGCGATCCACCGCCCACTGGTGCGCCGCCGCCAGGCTGTCGTTGATGATATCCGCCGTGCGCACGACGCACAGGAACTTCCATTTCGGATCGCTCGACAGAGTGCGGTTGCCCCACAAGCGGAAGCCATCCTGGCGGATGATCGTCGCCACGTTCTTTTCGTTCAGCAGGTTGGCGCGGCTGTTCGCGTCGCCCAGCTTGAAGTCGATGGGCCGCGTGGTGCCCTGGATGCCGTTCAGCGGCTGGTTCGACGGCGACCACCAGAAACCCAGGTCGTTGTCCACCTTAGCAATCAGGCCGGCGACGGCAGCGCTGGAATACGACGGCACCAGCGCGCCCGCGCTGTTCGTCTTGATGCTGCGCGGGTCCACCAGGTACACGCGCTTGCTGCCGAAGTCGCCCGACGCTGCGATAGCGTCCGTGTCGTTCGTGTCGGGGCCGTCCTGGATGATGACAGCGCGCAGGCGTTCGGCGATGCCGATCAGTTCGGCCACCACCGCGTTGCCCACCGTGCCGATGTTCGCCGTGAACGTCGCCCCCGCGCCAGCGCCGGCACCGGCCGGCAGCGCGAACGTCGGCGCAACGGTGTAGCCGCCGCCGGGGTTCGTGATCGCCGTGGCCGTCACCTTGCCGCCGGCAACGGTCGCCGTCGCCGCAGCACCAGTGCCGCCGGTGCCGCCCGTCACGGTCAGCGGATACGTGCCGTCCGTGTAGCCGCTGCCAGCCGTGAACGTCAGCGACGTGATGCCGCCAGACGTACGCTGATGCGTGAACCCCGGCGCGATCAGGATGCGCGGCGCGAACCCCACGACGGATTCGGCAGCCAGCAGCGCCTGCACGCCTTCGTACTGGCCCGTGAGTGCATCCACGCCACCCAGCACGTTCGCCATCGTGGCCTGGTCGTCGGCGCCTTTCTCGACGCGCACGACGATGACGACAGCGCCGGACTGGTCGAAAATCGAATCCATCGCATCGGGCAGCGTGCCCAGGCCCATGCCGGTCATGTCCAGCTTGGCGGCCAGGCTGCGGCTGCCAGCGACCAGCACCGGGGTGTTCAGCGGGAAGGTTGCGGCGTCGGCGTCGGGGGCGGTGCCCACCAGGCCGATGACGGACGTGCGCACCGTCGAAATCGGGCGCGGGCCGTCGTCAATGTCGATGACTTCGACGCCATGCAGAAAGGTATCACCAGCCATTTGTGGGTCCTTGATGTGGTCGGCACAGTTCAGAATTGCCGGCATTGTCCCGCGCGCGCTCGCGTGATTCCTCCCGTGGGATTTCCGAACGAAAAAAGCCGCCCCGAAGGGCGGCAAAACAGGCGCGGCTAAGTCTTGATGATCTTGTTCAGCATCAGCGTCGGCTGAACGTTTGGGTGCGCGCCACCAGTGCCGGCGTTCTGCGTGCTGATGCCGGTGGCCGAACCTGCAACCGTGACGCCAGTGGCACGCGCCTGCACGCTGACGCCAGTTCCAGCTGAGTAAATGCTGACGCCCGTATAACCTGCAGAAACAGCAGCGCCACCGCCACTATATCCGCCGCCAGCCGCGATGCCTGAGCCGCCGGCAGGACCGAACGCAGTAATACCGTGGGCATGCCCAGGGTCATAGACAGAATGCGCGTGGCCCGGATCGCTGACGGTGTGGGCGTGCCCAGGATCGCTGATGCCGTGGCCGTGTCCTGGATCTGTGACGCCGTGGTTATGCTGCGGCATCTGCGCTGCCGTCAGCGTGTGTGTTTCGCCACCGCCGGCCGCGCCCAGCGTCTTGCCATCGATGCCAGCACCGGCAGCGGTAACGCGCCCAGCTGCCGCGCCGCCCATGTCATCCTTCCCTGCAGCGACGCGCCCGCGATAGTCGGGCAGGTTGAAGTGCGACGCATCAGCGGCGCCAAACGTCGTGCCGATTGTCGCGAACAAGTTTGGATAGTCGCTTCGTAGCAGCGACTGGCCGTAGCACATCAACCACCCGGCGGGCGCGACTGTTCCGGCGAAATCCAGAACCGTCCCAGTCATGCCAGCCCACATATCAAGTATGCGGCTCATCCGGCCTTTAAGTTTTGATGATCTTGTTGAACACGATGCCAGGCTGCACGTTCGGGTGCGCGCTATCTCCGCCTTGCGACGCATTCGTGATCGTGACGCCTGCGGCTTGCGATGCGTTGCTGATGGTTACGGCAGAAGCCGCCGCAGCATTGTTGATCGAAATACCAGTGCCAGCGGCGTTGATGGTCGCCGCCGCCTGAGCGTTCAGGGCGAAACCGCCGCCGCCAGTCGAACTACCGCCCACGTTCCCAGCCGCGTTGTGGCTATGTGCATGCCCTGGGTCGCTCAACGTGTTGGCGTGCGTGTGCGGATTGTTGGTGACGGTGTTGGCGTGCGTGTGGCCGGGGTCCGTCAACGTGTTGGCGTGCGTGTGGCTCGGCATCTGCGCCGTGGTCAGCGTGTGCGTCTGCGTGCCACCGGACGAACCAAGCGTGGTGCCAGCGATGCCGTGGCCGCCTGCTGTGGTGATACGATTGGCAGCGGTGCCGCCCATGTCGTCTTTGCCGATGGTCGAACGCCCGCGCGCATCCGGCAGGCGGAACGTCCCAGCGGCTTCACCGCCGACGTTGTACGTCGTGCCGATTGCGGCGTACAGATTGGGATAGTCTGCGGTATTGACGGCCTGCCCGAAACACATCAGCCAGCCAGTCGGCGCCGTCGTCCCTGCGAAGTCCAGAATTGTGCCGGTCATGCCGGCCCACATATCGAGTACGCGGCTCATACACTCCCTTGCTTGAGGATGGCGGCAACGTCGGGGTTTGCCACCAGGAACGCCTGCAGCTTAGCCACAGGGTCGTTGTCGTTCGCAGCATACAGCTGCGGCTTCGTGACCAGCTCCCACTTCGCGCCGTTCCAGCGCGGCCACTTGTCATCCGCCCATTTTTTCGGCGGGGCCTTTTCGACGGTGCCGGCCGGCATCAAATACACGCCGGGTTCAAGCGGGCTTTCGTCGGCCTGCGTTTCTCCGACCAGCAAGCCGGCGCGATCAGTTTGGAAAACAGTTTTCGTGTTCATGGTCAGAATTTGATGCAGGCCAGCACGGCGACGTTATGGGGGCGCATACGAATCCAGTTGTTCATGGCCGCTTGTTGCGTCTGGTCGATTTGAGCCGCGCCCGTGATGCCGTTGTCAGTGGTGGCACGATCATAATCGCCGCCGCCGGGACTCTTCGCGCCATTCGGAACGACGTTGCCGACGCCGGCATTAACGATGCGGCTATCGGGGCTGGCCCAGCCGATGCCAGCAAAATACTGCTTGCCATCCGCGATATCGCTGCCGGCCCATTCCTGCGCGACGGTGCGAATCCACGTGCCATCCTGCATCGATCCGAATGCGCGCGACGGATCGATGCCACGTCCGTCATCGAATCCGCGCAGGAATTCGCCGCGCAGGTCCGGCAGGTTGAACGTGTTTGCGCCGTCGCCTGCGCCATAGGTCGTGCCGATGCGCGCGAACAGTGCGCCATACGCGGTTCGACTGATGGCCGCGCCATTCGCCTTGAGCCAGCCAGCAGGTGCCGCACTCCCGGCGAAGTACATGACCATGCCAGCCGGCGCGTGCGTATCAGTGTTCGCCTTGCTGTCCACGCCAAGGTTCGTTCGCGCCGCACTCGGGTCCGGCACATCGGAAAGGTTCTTCGACTGAATCAGCGGCGTGGGCACAAATGCGGCCGGCTCGTTCTGCACGCAATCGATTTTCGTTCCAGCCGGATACGACTGGCCAAGTGTGAACTTGGTTACGTCCGTGGCGTCCGGGGTCCACTCGTCGGGGCGCAGTCGCACGCCTTCGACATAGGCGGCCATTCCGATAGTCGTGCAATTCGTCAGCACGACGGCGGTTTGTCCGGCTGCCAGGGTCTGCGTTTCCTCGACGGTCGAAACGACGACGGCCGCAGCGGTCGGGTCGATCCACTTCACATCGCCATCAGCGTTCGAATTCTTCACCAGCATCTGGCCGGTGGTGCCGCCCTTCAGCAGATATGGCAGCGTGATGGTGTTCTGAATCCACGACTGCGTGGCAACGGCCACGTTCGGGTCAATCTGCACCGTCACCACGCTGGCGTTCGTCGCCAGGAATTGCTGCCGCAGCACCGTATCGCCGAACGAACCTTCGCTGCCGTCGCCCTGCGGCTTGTACACGTCGGGCACGTTCGACACGGTGAACATGCCGCCCTGGTCGTCAAACGCTGCCATTTCGCGAATGGTGAAGCCGCCGACCGTTGCGGGCACCACCAGTTCGATGGTGAGCAGCAACGGATTGTTCTGGTCTTGATAGACGCGGTTCGGCGCGTGCCGGAACATTTCGCGCACCAGCTGCGTCTGCGCGGGATTCGGCGTCGTCGGGTTGCCGCCACCGTCGCCTACAGCAACGGCAACGATGTTGATGGGAACGCCGGTTGCTTCAGCCGCAGCCATGCGCTGCAGGCCGTAGTTCGTATGGATGGTTTTGTAGCTCATTTATTCCGCTTCCGGTGCACTTTCGTGTGCGGCGACAAGTGCCGCCAGTTCGGCATATGACGGCAACGCGCGTTCGCCGTTTCGATACTCGGCCAGCGCGCGTTCAAGATCGGCAATGGTTTCCATCAAGCCCCCTTCACAATGTAATCGAAGCGGATAGCAGTGTTGGCAGCCCCCTGAAGCGAAACCCCGGAAGCGGTAAGCGTGGAACGCTTGTAGCCAACAAAGCCGCTATAGGCCCCGGTATCGCCATTGCTCACCAGCATGCTGTTGGGAGCGCTCGCGAACAGGTTGGCGGGGAATGCCAAATTGAGAACGCCACTTCCATCCGTCGTGCCGGCGAACGTTCCCTGCAGGAACTTCACGCCACCTTCGTCCATCGTCGCGCCGGATGCACGTGCATTATATTCCGATGACCAATATTGCGGGTTAGTCCCGAAAACAGAACAGCTACCCGACAGCACCAAGGTGCCGCGCTCCATGATGCGGTACTTCGTCGCCGACGAAGTGGCTGCAATATTGAAGCCGACGATTCCCGCCGCACCTGCATAAATACGCGTTCGCTCAAAAATGATATCGTCGCAATTTGCATCGGACGCCACCAGATTAACCTGGCTTGCGACATTGGGCAGAACGTTGAACACATTCCCCCGCGCTTTAACTTCGCTGCACATCGAAAAGCCGATAGCGTTCAGCGTGCTGGGCGGCGTAATTCCGGATGGCACGGACCCCTGGTCAATCACGAAATAGTTGTCATGCAGCCGAACGTTCATCAGGCCAGACAGCAAAATGGGTTCGCCCCATCCCTGAGTATCGCACGCAATCACCTGCCACAGCGGGGACTGATAATTGTTCGTGCTCCCAGTGTTCGCCTGATTGGTAACGTTCAGAAGCCCTCGGCCGTTATATGCACGACAGCCCAGCAGGATGACGCCTTCCATGTACGCGCCGAATGACGGATATGACGCAGGCGAGCCAAGCAAATTGAACGCCAGGGCGAAACGATACCCGCTCGTCTGAACGTTGCGCAGGAAATACGAGAATGACGACGCGTTAGTGGAATCCGCGTATTTCGAAACGTCGAACGTGAACGCATCCATGTCCACATAGCCGACAGGCGTGCTGGTCCATGCGTTATCCAGGACGATGCCGCGCGCCACGTTGACGCCATGCACGCGCCCGCGCCCACGAAAATCACGCATCGTCAGCGAGTTTTTCAACGCGCCGCCGCCGGAAATTCCGTGGTTCATGTATGTGTAGAAGCATTTTTTCGTGTAGTCGCTCGTTTCCAGGCCGCCGCCGACGATTTCGGCAACGCCATTGGCTGGCGAACTGGTGGTGCCGTGGTTCCAGCAATCCACGCCCGCAGTATTCGTAATGCGCGAGCGCTGCAGGTCAATCAGGATATCATTCGCGCCGCTAACGATGGTGCGGTTCGTAATGTATTGCTTCTGAATGCCGCAGCGAAAAATGAACGGACCAGTAGCGGAATTCACTGCGGCCTGCAGCGCGCACCAATCCAGTTCGTCTGTCAGCGCCTGCGCATGCGGGTAGATGGTCTGCCATTGCGCGAGCGTCCAGCCGGACGTTGACATACCAAACAAGCTTGCCACACCAGAAAGCGGGTGCGAACTGCCGTCGCCGATTGCGCCAAAGTCACTGACGCTAACCACGTCATTCAGCTTGTTCGAAACTGGCCGCGCAAGCGCGCCAGCCCAGTTGAGCGTAAATCCGCGATAGAACCCAATAATCCAGGACGCAATCGCAGCGAGGGGCGTCTTTACCCATGCGCCCGACTTCCTAGATACCCACGACTCGCTGCCATCCAGTGCGCTGGGCGTCTGTTGGTTGTCGGGGTTCAGCGCCTCGGTGCGGTTCACCAGCGCCTGCGCCTGAGCATTCATCGGGCCGCCGACGCCGCCTTGCGCCTTCGTCGTCGTTTCCAGCTGCGGCACATCATCCCAACCAGGATTCGGGGTAAGGTTCGTCATACTTTCTTTCCGCTAAGTGTAATCGTGCCATCCAGTTGCCACGTGCCATCAAGCAAGCGGTCGCGCAGCTCCGTGCCGGCGTACTGAATTGTGATTTCGTTTCCGACCGTCAGCGCGCCTGCGAACGTCGGGCCGCCGCGCGTCGTGACGGTCGGGAAGAACCGCGCAAGGTGCGAACGCAGGTTCTTCGTGACCTCGATATACGAAATGATCTTCGCATAGCCGTCCTGGCCGATACCGGCCTGGTTGCTATCCACCGTCACGTCGAACGTGTACGGCTCGCCTGGTGGTGTTTGCTGAAACCATTCGCGGATGGTGACGGCGTAGCCAAGCGCGCCCAGCGCCTGCTTCACGGCGCCAATCGTGCCCTTGTATCTCTGCACTTCCACTGCCGACTTGATGGCCGCGCGTTTCTGCGCATCCGTCCATGCCGTGTCCCAAAAGTCCACGCTGAACGCCCACGCCATCCAGGGCAGCAGCGCAGACGGGCAAGTGTCCGCGTTCCACACATCACGGCACGGCGTCGGCACATCGCTGATACGCGCGATACTTTCGGCCAGCGACGTTTCAAGCGTCGTAGCGTTCTGCGGAAGCAGGTCAGCCATTCGGCACCACCGTGACGTTGATGGCCGTGCAATAGTACGCCTGGCCAATCGCAGCCGGCAGGTTCGCCGCCGGGTTCGTCAGGTTCACGCGATCAACTCCAGGCTGGTGCAGAGCCTGATAGACGCCCGACAGCGCAACGTCGTAACCGATGCGGTGAACGGAAGCCGCATAAGCCTGCGCGGCGTCTTTTGCGGCCTGCAGAACCACATTGGCGTCGGGGCCATCGAACAGCACCAGTTCGGCGTCGATGGTGTACGTGACGATGTTGGCGGACAGCACAGACACCTGGTCCGTCATCGGGCGCACCGTGTCGGCGTTCAGCGCCGCCGTCACTGCGTCCAGTTCTTCCTGGCTCGCCGCGCCATCGCCAGTGCGGGACAACACATAAACCGTCACCTGCCCAGGCGTCGGCGACACGGCCGAAATATCCTTGATGGTGCCGCCCGCGCTCAATCCGTGGAACACGTAGCTGCCTTCGCTGCCGGCCGTCGTGTACCCTTCCAGGGAAATGGGGATGCGCGCTCGGTAATCGTCGTCCGATTCCCATACGGCCGGCGTCGGCGGAATCGTCGTGTCGTCGGCCGGCGTAATCAGCAGGCGGGGCACGTTGTAGTTCGCGCCGATCTGGTCCAGGTCCGGACCCTTCGCGAACGCGAGCATGACAGCGCGCACAGCTTCGTTCGCGCGCTGGCGCACCAGCAGTTCACGATACGCGCACACTTCCAGGATTTTGTAAGCCGGGTCCGATTCCAGCAACGCGGTGAACGGCTGGCCAGCGGCCTGCATGCGGGCCTGCAGGTCGGCCAGCATCGCATTGAAGATGATTTCGAAACTGAGCGGCTCGACGGCATCGGGTGCCGGCAGCTGCGACAGGTTCACAACGGTAAATGCGCCGGCCATTATTTCACTTTGATGCCGTCAAGCGTCACTGTTTGGCCGTCCGGCAGATACTGCCCGATCAGGTCCAGTTCGATAGCGCCAGCGTCAGCGCTCGACAGCTTGACTTGTGTTAGTCGGAAACGCGGCTCCCAGTTCGCCAGCGCTTCGGCAGTGGCCGCGTACAGGTCCATAACCGTTTCGGCGTTCATCGGCGCATCCACCAGCTGATACAGCCGGCTGCCGTAGTCGCGACGCTGCACACGCGTGCCCAGCGGGGTCGTGAGAATGTCGGTAATGGACTGGCGCAAGTGATCCAGTCCACCCAGCAGCTTGCCATCGGATGCGCTTGTTCCGTCCATGCCGACATTCTCGGCGGCACGGATGCTGCGATCCTCCCGTGGGATTTCCGCTACGCTTGGGCTGGCGTCGTCGGTGCGTTCGAACCCTGCGCAGTGTGATGGTGGCCCTTCAGCGCGATGCTGTCGGCCAGCACATCGCCGCCCGTCACCTTGATGGTGCCGGCGAACGTGGACACGGCGCCGCTCGCGCCTTGCCCTTGCACGGCCATTGCCCCCGTCACGCCCAGGTTTCCGTCAATCTGCATATCCTTCGTGGCGTGCACCATCGGCGTATCCAGCGTCACGCTGGTGTCGGCCTTCACTGTCGCCACCTTGCAGTTCACCACCACGTTGCCGTTGCCGACCACGTTCACCGTCAGCGTATTGCTGGCGCTGTCGTATTGCACCGTGCTGCCGTCCGGATACTGCGTCATATCCACGTCGGCGCTGTTCGACGGGGCGGGGTGGTCGTCCTGGTAGAAGCCAGGCATGACGAACCCCAGCGTGGTATCGCCACCCGGCGCGAACACAATCACCTGTTCGCCTTGCGTGGGCGCGGACCAGCGGCGCGTCGTGCCGGCGCGGCCCGCGTGCCACGGCAGCCAGTCCGTGGTCAGGCCGCCGACGTTGCAAGTCACGCGCGCGTTCGCCAAGTCAACGTCGGCGATGGTGCCGAAGCGGATCAGCGCCGCCAGCTTGCGGTAAGTTTCGGACAGATCGTAATCGCTCACGATTCCACCTTGTCGTAATCGGCTTCGTGCCCCGTGCCGATCTTCGGCGACCAGCCGGCCAGCACTTCCGTGGGCACGGTGCCGTCGTTCGTCCAAATCGTATTGCCCAGGTGGACCGGCTGCGTCCATTCCACGCACCAGACTTCGTACTGGTCCAGTTCTGGATTGAAGTCGCTGCGGCCGCAGCTGACGACATAGGCGGGGCCGGTGCGCACGCCATTCCATCGGCGCAGCCGCAGCCAGGCGGCGAACGCTGCAGAGAACTTGCGGATTGCGCGCTTCACGTTCGGCGTGCGGAAGCCGAAGATGATTTCGGCTTCGAACCTGGCGTGCACTGCCAGCTGTTGGGTGCCGGGGTCGATTTCCATGTCCGGTTCAAATTCGGACAGGTTCAGGATGACGGCGGGAAGCGGCAGCCCTTCCAGTCCTCCCTTGCGTTCTTCAGTTCGGTAAAACTCGACCGTCTGCAGGTCGGGAAACTGCGCCTTGATATCCGCCACGATGGCGTCGTGCAGCGCATCCAGGTCAACGTCGGTATTTGCGTCCATGTCAGGCGGCACCAATCTTGTACTTCACGCGCGCTTGCAGTTCGCGCTGAAACAGCGGCCAGAAAATCGACTCGACCAGAACGAAAATGCGATCTTCCACGAACACGTCGGCCTTATCCTGCACTGGCATCAGCTGTTCTTCGATGTGCAGCCGCGCTTTGCCGGTGCGCTTGAAAATCGTTTTGCCCTTCGCGTATCGGCTGGATGCGACGAATGCGCCGGGAAAGTCGCGGCCACGAAACTGCGCGCCGCTCGCCGTCTGCACCGGCCTGCCTTTGAACCACGACACCGGCATGTCGTTTAAACCGTACCAAAGTGTGACGCCTTCCATGACGCCCTTGCGCAGCTTGATCGACTTCAGGCGCTTGCGCAGCGCGTTCAGGCGCTTCAATTCCAATTCGTCGCGCAGGCCCCTGGCGGATAGCGTGCGCAGCTTCGATGCAGTGCGCGCGAGCGCGCGAGACAGCGCCAGCTTTATCTGCTTTTCGGAAGCGCCCAGTTCTTCGCCGATGCGGCGCAGGTCGCTCCACTCGATTTCGAAATGGATCATTCCGGCGACAGTTCCAGGACTTCAAGCCCGGTGCCATCCGGCTGCGGGTACGTCAGGATGCCGAACGTGCCGAACACGGTTTTGCCGTCCGCCTGGTAGACCACCAGGCCGTCGCCGCGTTTCGCACCCAGCGCGACGCCTTCCGCGCAGGTGAACTTCGGCTTGGTCGTGTCCTGTTCGTACTCGCCCAGCTGGCCTTCGCGATACGGGCCGTCATACATGCCGACGATGTTGCGCGTGGTGCCGTCCTGGAACTGGATGACTGCCTTAACGGCGAATTCATCCGGGTCCAGAAATTCTGCGGGATCGTCCCAGGACGGATGCGGCATTTACTTCCCCTTGCGCGGGGCGCGCGACGAAAGCACGTTCGGCGGCGGCGTGGTGCCGGCGTCGTCCTGCGAAGCCGTCGCTTCGTCGGCGGCCGCTTGTGCTGCAGCGTTCTGCGTCGCCGCGTCGTCCGCGTCGTCGTCGCCCAGGATTGCATGCAGTTCTGCCTTGCCACGGCGCAGCAGGTCTTTCGCTTCGGACTCGACCATTTCCACCAGCGTGCCCGCGCGAGCAATCACGCCGTCGATGACGATTGCGCCGGTCAGCTTCAGCTGCACGACCTTTTCCGAAAAGCCCATGATGTTGTCCCTGTTCTGTTGGTGAAAAGGGCCGCCGATTGGCGGCCCTTTCGGCTTGCTACACGGCGGCGTCGATTACGGTGCCGGCGTCGCCGTCTTGCTCGCGTAGGTGAACGATTCCTTGTGGCGGATGTTCATGTCCACGTCCTGGAACAGCACGATACGCGTGCCGCCCGATGCGCTCAGGCTGTACGGGTCCACCATCATGTCCAGGCCCGACCACATGCCGATGATGAAATCGGCCCAGTTGCCGAAGAACGAATCGCCGTCCGTCAGCTGGTTGGTCACGTCCACGGTGTAACCGTTGATCGTGTTGCCCTGTTCCCAGATGGTCTGCGAGCCGTTCACGCCGGGGAACTTCAGCGTGGTTTTCGCGGCACCGCGCGCGCGGGCGTTGATGACGTAGGACAGGCTGCCCAGGTCCGCATCCGCCGCCGCGATATCCGTTTCCATCTGCACGTATTCGGCGAACGCCGGATACACGTCGGCGAGCGCGACGGCGTGGATGCCGGTCTGCTGCAGCAGGCCCTTCGGCTGGCCGGCAGCGCCCGAACCGTAAATCACGGCGTGATCCAGCGCGAGCGCCATCACTTTCAGCAGGTCGTTGCGCACGATCAGTTCGGCGTCCGGCGTCGATTGCAGCATCAGGCGACGGGTGATTTCCGTGCGAGCCGAAAGCGTTTTCGGCGAGAACCCGATTTGGTCGATACCCGGTTCGCTTTCCGGCACGTCGGCGCCTTCACCGATCCAGTACGCTTGCGCAGCGCTGTTCTGGCGCGGGATATCGACGTTGCCGACCAGGCCGCCCATCGTGGTGACACGCTTCAGCGCCCAGGTACGATGCCGCAGCAGTTCGATGAACTGGTCTGCCAGCAGGTTCGTCGCGATGGCGTTCGAACCGGGGCCGCCGGCCGGCGTCGTGGTCGAAAATGCGCGGTTCAGCACATCGGCCGGGATCATGATGCCGCGCGACTGCTTGCCGGACTTTTCCTGCGCGGCGCGCGAGCATTCCATTTCGAACGCTGCTTCCTTCTGGAATGCCGTGTTCGTCGGGTTCGCCAGCGCGCGGATTGCGCGCATGATCGAATAGGACCGCGCTTCCTTGTCGGTCAGGCCGACTTCGCCGTCCTTCACCTGGTCCGACATGGGGCGCTGGTTGCGCTGGTCGGCGAAGCGGCCCAGCAGTGCGCGCTGCATGTCTTGCGCCGACGCGCCGCTTGCGATGTGTTCCAGCGCCAGGTCGTTCGCGTCGTACTGGCGGCCCATTTCCGTCAGTTCGCGAACGCGCGCGCGCTCGGCGTCCTGGCCGCGAGCCTGGGCGGCGCGCGATTCGGCGCCGGCTTGTTCCAGGACTTCCAGCACCTTCAGAATGGCGCCGTTTTCGTCCACCTGCGCACGGACAAGGTTGCCCGCTGCGTCCCGCAGAATCTTTTCGTTCATGGTTTCGTTACCCTTCGGGGTTGTCCGTGATTGAACCTGCGTCGGATTCTCCGCCGGCTTCGCGGTCGGTTCCTCCCGTGGGATTTCCGCGCTTCGCCCGAATCCCACGGTGTCGTCTGCCGGCACGGACACGCCGGAGATTTCGAACGGCTGCCATTCCGTCACCAGATACACGTCGTCGTCGTCGCGCGTTTCCTGCAGGCGCATGCCATTGACCAGATAACCCACGGACACCTTCGTGATGATCTTGTCGGCCACGTCCTGCATCATCTGTTCGCCGTCCGGCGAGCGGCTGAAGCGAACGACAGCGCGGCCCTTGCGGTCGCCGTCGATGCGCGCCGTGTTCGGTTCGATGACGCCGCGCTGGTCGTTCCAGTTGTGCATCCAGAGAAGCGGCGCGCTGTTGTTCAGCCGCGACAGGTCAACCGCGCCAGGCGCGTGCGACAGCTTTTCGATGCCGAACCAGCGCGACACTTCCGCATCTTCCGAACTGAACGACAGTTCTGCGGTGCGCGCTTCCAGGTCCACGGCGCCGAACTCCGCGACGCGGCGCAGGCCGCCGCGCTCGCGAATTTCGTGCAGGCGCGTCGCCACCTTGTTGGTTTGCGACGGGTCAGCGTCGCGGGTCATCATGCGCGTGGCGCGCGGTCGAATGTCCATTATTTCGGTTCCTTGCCTTGGGAAACGTCGCCCTTGCTCGGCGATGCTTCGGGTGCCGGCGCAACGCCGAAGATGATGTTGACGATGGTTTCGGGAATGCCGGCGTCCTTCATCAGCTGCATGTCGTCGGCGATTTCCTTGAACACGGTTTCCGGGTCGTGCCCGCGCTCGCGAATGACTTGCGAAGGCGACGTGAAGCCGCCGCGCACTTCCGTAACCTTCGCGGTTGCGTCCGACTTCGGATCGATCCATTCCCAGCGGCGCGGCTGCCAGTGGACGGCCCTGTACATCGCGATGCGCGACGCGGGCAGCGGCTTTCCGTACTTGTTCGTGATGCGATCCGACAACAGCGCCAGCTTCAGCCATTCATCGAAAACGGGCTGGCACAGCGATTCAATCAGCCACGTCTGCAGTTCTTTCCAGTTGTCGCGCTCGTCCACCTTGCCGTCGCGGATGCTGGAAAAATTCACGCCTTCCAGGTCGTTCGCCAGGCCGTTGTACGCCACGCCCATGCCCGCGCCTGCGCCGCGCAGCATCGCCTTATTGAAAACCGCGAACTCGCCACTGGGGTAGTTCGGATTGAAGTCTGCGATTTCCGCGCCTTCGGGCAATTCATGAACCGACAGCGGTTCAGCGTTGATGCTGCCGGCCACGTCCGTGTCGTCGTCGGCTTCGGGTCCGAAGCCTTCGCGATACTGGATGAACATCATTTTCGAAGCCGACGCGCGCGCGTTCTGCACGGCCGCATCTTCGAAGCCCATCAGGTGATGCAGACGGAACAGGCTGGTGGCCGCCCAGGGGATGCCACGGCGCTGGCTCGCCCATTCCGTCACGAAGCCATGAATGATTTCGTCGGCCGGGATGCGAACGAACCCCTTGCCGCTGACGCTGTAGTAAAAATACGCGTCCCATTCGTCCGTGCTGGTGAAGTGGTACGCCACCGGCTTGCCGTAGCGGTTGAACTCGATGCCCTGGCGAATGAAGTGGCCATTCTTGCCGAAATTCGAATCCTGGTAGCGAACCGGAAGCCGCTGCGGGTCGATGACCTGCAGCGCGAAACCATAAGGGCCAGCGTCCGCGCCGTACACCTTGCGCAGAATGTATTCGCCGTCACGCGCCGCATGCTCGACGGCAAGGGCCTGGATGCCGCGCCACGTGAGTTTCCCCGTAACGTCGCAGTTACCCTTTTGCCCCCAGTCGCGCCACGCCGTTTCGATGGCATCGTTCGCGTTCTTGTCGGCCTTCCCATTCGCCAGCGTCGCCTTTGCCTGCAGGCGCACGCCATGATGCCCGACGATGTTCTGGCGGCAGCGGCGAACGAACGCCTTCATGTAGTCGTTGTTCGACCACTGTTCGCGAGAGCGCGCCACCAGCGTGGGCTGGCGCGACGTGATGAACTCGTCAATCGGCGCAGGGATCGCGGCCCACTTGTCGTTCGGGTCGACAAACGACGCCTTGAACAATCCGGCGAGCGTGCGCGCGAACTTGCGGCGCGGCGTGGACGGCACAACGTCCGAAATCGGCGCACCAGAAGCGGGCTGCGCTGCGGCAGTGCGCTTGCCGAAGAAAGGGATTTTCATTGCGAGCGGAATTTCACGATGATGGGGCGGCCCCAGCGCGATCGCCCGCACTGCTTCGCTTTCTCGCGCGACACCAGAGTGGCGTAGTACGCGCGAAGCTTCAGCAGGTCAGCGATGGGCGTGCGCCACAGTTCGCGATTGTTGATCGTGTACCGTTGCTGGTCCTGCGTCGCGCGCTTCGCCAGCACGGCGTCGATGGCTTCCAGCGCGATGGCAGCCTGGCTGCGCCCGTCGTATGGATCGGTGACGGACGCTAGGTCAGGCGCGATGACCATCTGGCCGCCGCCCGCGTCCATCAGCGCGCTGCCCTTCGATGCGCGCAGGCTGTACCAGTACGTGCCAGGCGCCCACGCCGCCGTCGTCGCAGCGTCGGCCGCAAAAAGGTGCGACGTGCCGTCAGCTGTCGCCGTCAGGTCGATAGGTTGCGGGCCGCGCAGGATCGCGCGCAGCGTCCAATCAGGCGCCGGATAGGCGGACGCGTCCACAGCGGCCTGGAAATCCAGGCCGGCCGTGATCTGGTCGGGAAGGGCGGTAGCGCAGCGGGTCATCGGTCACCATTTGGTGGCCCATGTGCCCCTCGACTTTCTCGCATTCAGGGCACGCTTGGACCGAACAATGGGGGCATTGTCCTGTCGCGGTGCCTGTTGTTCCTCCCGTGGGATTTCCGGGGGTTCGTTGTCGTTCGCGGATTTCTTCAGCGCTTCACGCAGCTTTTCCGGGTCTTTCAGCGTTTCCGCCAGCTTTACTGCGGTTTCCGCCGTGCGCTTCGCCCATTGCTCGCGCGTCTCGATGGGGCGCGGCTGCATCTGCATGCGCTCCGCAATGCGTTTAAACGACGGTTGCATGATCTTCAGTGCGGCATACGCGTACACGCGGCAGTCCAGCTTTTCGTTCCGGTCGCGGTCGTTCTTCCGCCACTCGCGCACCGGCTGGCCCTTCACGTAGCGGACCACCAGGCGTTCAGCGGTCAGCTGCTTGAAGAATTCTTCGTTCCAGTCGTCGGCCAGCGGGAAGTGGCAGAAGCCTGGCCCCGGTTTCGTCTGCGCCAGGCGGCGCATCACCACCAGCTTGGCTTCGTCAACGCCGACACGGAACAGGTCCGTGAACTTCGAACGCTTTTTGCCGGTCTGCTTGCGGTGCGGCTTCTCAACGATAGGCACGCCCCAGCCGCCCAGGCCCTTGATGCCGAAGATGCGGCGGCCAGTCTTGCCGCGCAGCCAGTCATACGCTGCCGCCGTCATGCCGCCAGTGCCGCCCGTGTCCACGCACGTGCCTTCGATCCGCATCACCGCGCCGCTTTCATGCCGGTACGTGTTATCAATCACGTCCTGCAGGTCGTTCCACACATCGGGCATCAGCGGATCGCCGTACAGCACGCCCGTTTCAATGCTCCACGATTCCTCACCGAAGCCCCACGCCACCACTTCGTATTCCAGGCGGTCGTCCTGCATGTCCACGCCCAGCGACAGCCACAAGGCGTTCATGGGCACCTGCGCCGCGTATTCCTCGCGACGCGACAGCAGGCTGTCGGGGTCGGCCTTGTCGCCGGCAGCGAACGGCCAGCCCAGCGACACGTTCACGAATGACTGCAGGTCGCCCAGGGCCAGCTTGTCCAGGTACGACTGCACAATGTCGCGTAGCCGGCGGAACGTGGAAGCCATTTCCGGCGCGTGAAACGACGCATGCCCCTTGAACGGTTTCGTGGCGATCCAGCCGCCACCATCGCGTTCAGCGTTGCGGATAGCGGCGATGCGTTGCCCGTCATCCCACAAGCTTCCGCACGCTGCGCACGTGTACATCGCCGTGCTGGGGTCGTGTTCCTGGCCGAAATCCTTTTCGGCATCCTCGATGCCGGTGGACTGGCGGCCCTGCCAGTGCACGTTCTGCCAGCGGAAATACTGCAGTTCTCCGCAGTCGGGGCAGGCGACGTGCCAGCGGCGTTGATCGCCGGCCAGCCAGCCTTTGTAGATGCGGCTCGTTTCCAGGTCCACGGGCGTGCTGCTGCGAATGTCCAGGCGGTCGTCGCCGAACGTCGCCGAACGCTGCGCCAGCAGTTCCAGGAAGTCGCCTTCTGCCGTCGTGTCGTACCCGTCCACTTCGTCGGCCTGGGTTACAGGTGCCGAACGGCCGCGAGCCGTTTTCGGGCTTCCGGCCCAGCTGAACATCAGCCAGCCGCCGATGTACGAAATCATGCGGCTGTTGTTCACGCCCTGGCGCCCGCGTGGCTTCGCCATCTTGTTCGCGATTTTCGGGTTCGCTTCCAGCATCGGCTTCAGCTTCGTTTCCTGGAACGTCGCCATGTCGCCTTCGGACGGCTGCGCCATGATCTGGCTGCGCGGTTCGTGGTCGATGTAATAGCCGGTGATGCACTGCTGGCACGTCGTCTTGCCCGTCTGCGCGGCCAGCATCAGGTCCATGCGGCGCATGCCGGGTTCTTTGATCGCATCCAGGATGCCGCGCTGAAGCGGGGCATTGTCGAAATTGATCGGGCCGGGGATCGCGTTGCCGACAGGGATGCGCACGTTCTTTTCCGCCCACACGGACGGAAGCATGTCGGGCGGCGGCACCAGGTTTTCGGCGGCGCGCCGCGTCGCATCCACAACGGCCGGCCAGTTGCTGAACTGGTCAGCTGCTTTCGTCGTCGCCATCTTCGTCTTGTTCGTCGTCGGGCGGCGCCAGTTCTGCGGCGGCGGCCTGTTCCAGCGCCAGCACCAGTTCGGCGCGCAGCTTGCGTTTAAACGTAGCTTCGTCGGTTTCGCCCAGCAGCTGCAGCACCGCGCGCTGCGGCACGTTCATCACGTTCTGGCGGATAGCGGCCATCATCGCGGCCTGGGCGCGCTCGAATTCCTTGATGGGCGCCACCAGGCCCTTGGCTTCAGCCAGCGCCAGTTCGGCCTGCTCCATCTTCGCGCGGGCGGTTCGCTTTTCGATTTCCTTGATATCGTCAACCGCGCCGCCGGCCGCTTCAGCCTGTCGTCGCGCGTACCACGATATTACATCTGCCAGGTCGAACGACCATTCGATGCCACGGGCGCCGCGCTGCATCACCGGCATGCCGTCTTTCACCCACCTGTCAATGGTTGGCAGCGAAACGCCCATGTGTTCGGC